GCTTTCTGCAAAGAAAAGCCAGTTGGGAAAGGGCCTTTAGGTAGATGAGCAAGGCAATCAGGTTCACTAAAGAGCGTCGGGAACAGTGGTTGACGCTGCTGCGTCAGGGCGAGTCGCAGGAAGACGCGAACCGAACCGTTGGAGTCAGCACGGCAACCATTAGCCGATGGTTAAAGGCAGGCAAGCTCGCAACGGCCGGCCAAGAGTTTGAGTTTGTTCAGGCGTATGAACAGATCCCACGCCCCAGGGCGAGATCGAAACCGTCTGAACTTGTCAGTCAGGAACGGGCGGGGGGCCTTTCCACCGAGCAGCTGGTCAGCCTGTTGGAGGGCGCAGCGGTCGATGGGAATGTGCAGGCCATGAAGTACCTGCTCGAAAGACCTTGGGAGCGCAAGGATGAGCAAGAAGAAGCCAAGCCAGCCGAAGATCAAGTCTTCGACCAGCTTGCAGCACTCAGAGAGCGCAAGGCAGGAGCTTGACCTCTTTGTAGCGTTCGCTGCACAGGAGTTGATTACCGAGAACGGTGGTCACTTCGTGTTGGAGGACTGGCAGAGGGATGTGTTGCTCGATCACTTCGACGGCGCTCAAGAATTGGTGTGTTTGCTGCCGAAGGGCAATGGCAAGACCACCTTGTTTGGCGCGATTGCCATTTGGCACTTGCTCAGTACGCCGGATGCCCGTTGTTACATTGCCGCAGCGTCGCGTGACCAAGCGTCACTGATGTACCAGCACGCACAGGGCTTTGTTCAACGCTCAGAGCGCCTTGCACAGCGGATCACCGTTAGGGCTGGGTACAGGGAGCTTCGCAGCAAGCAAGATTCGGGCTTTGTGAAGGTGCTCGCATCTGATTCCAACACTTCAGACGGTGTTGCACCCTCGTTGGCCTTGGTTGATGAGCTCCACAGGCATAAGAGTCCTGACCTGTACGCAGTGTTCAGGGATGGCCTTGGCAAGCGCGACGGTCAGATGGTGACAATTTCAACTGCGGGGGCCGATCTTGATAGTCCATTGGGCAAGCTCCGTGAGCGAGCGCATCTTCTGGAAGATCGCGAACAAGACGGCTTTCATCTTCGCGCTCGCAGCAACGATGGTTCTTTCATCGCGCACGAGTGGGCGGTTCCAGAGGGCCAAGACTGCGATGACATCGCACTCGTTAAGAAGGCCAATCCGTCGAGCTTCGTAACCGTTGAGGATTTGTCCAGGCGGCATCAGTCACCGTCAATGCACAAACGAGAGTGGCTTCGTTACGCGTGTAACCAGTGGGTATCCAACCTTGAAGACGCGTGGATTGAGACTGGCAAGTGGGCAACACTGGCCGATTACGATCTTGTAATTCCAGAGCACGCCAAGGTTTGGGTTGGCGTGGACATTGGCCTCAGGCATGACACCAGCGCGGTGACTTTGGTTCACCAGCTGGAAGATGAGCGCTGGGCGGTCGAGGCTGAAATCTTTACTCCACCAGAGGGCGGAGAGATTGACCTTGCTCTGATCGAGAACCACATTATGGACTTGCATGACAAGTTTGAGGTGCAGGGCGTTGTCTATGACCGTTGGGCGTTCAGCCGGTCAGCGCAGGAATTGGAAGCCAGGGGCGCACTCTGCATTGAGTTCCCCATGACGAATGAGCGAACCGTGCCAGCGTGTTCACGGTTGCTTGAAGCGGTGAACCGGGCTGAGTTGGTGCATAACGGCGATCCGAAACTGGAAGCTCACATTGAGGCTGGCGCTATCAAGATGACTGAGCGCGGCTGGCGTATTGCGAAGGCTCCGCGCGGGCAGACTGGCCGGGGCAAGATCGACGCGCTTATCGCTTTGTTGCTGGCGTTCACCGTTGCTACTTCGCAGGCTGGCGAGACCGAATCCATTTACGAGCAACAAGACCTGCTCGTCCTTTAACCCTTTAGGAGATTTACATTGGGCATCTTTGACAGGTGGACTCGCGCTGCCGCACAACCAGTTGAGGAGCGCGCTGGCGATCTCCCAAACCCACTGGCAAATCAGACTTACAGCGGCAAGGTTGTCAGCGTTGGATCAAGCCTTGAGCTGATCCCCGTCTATTCAGCCATTCAGCTAATCAGTGGTGCGATTGGCAGCCTTCCAATCAAGGTCTACCGTGATATGCCCGACGGTGCGCGCATTGCTGCCAATGGACATCGAGCACAACGCCTTCTAGATCGTCCTACGCCAACCATGAGCGGTGATGAATGGCGACAGATCATGGCCGTTCACCTGTTGACTTGGGGCAACTTCTTTGCACTGAAGGAGCGCGACGCTGCCGGTTACATCAGCGCCCTTTGGCCCATCAAGCCGCAGAGCGTCAAGGTCACGCGTCAGAAGGGCTCGCAGAAACTTGAGTACTTCATTGGCGAGCAACGCTTTGACGAGAGCACCCTTCTTCACATCAGGGGCATGGGAGATGACGGCACGGTTGGGTACAGCCCAATCCAGCAAGCCCGCCACCAGCTTGGCATGGCTCAGAGCATTGACGAGTTTGGCTCCAAGTTCTTCAACAATGGCGCGCGCCCTGGCGTAATTCTTCGTCACCCGTCGCGCCTTAGCCCTGAGGCAGCCGAGCGCCTTCGCGCACAGTGGTCACAGGCGCACTCTGGATCTCGTAACGCCTTCAGCACTGTTGTTGTTGAGGAAGGCATTGAGGTCACGACACTGACGATGCCACCACCGTCTGATCTGGTTGCTCTGGGCAAGCTCTCTGATGTGCGTATTGCGCAGCTGTTCAGGATTCCACCAAGCCTGCTGATGACCGAGGCCGGCGGATCGCTTCAGTACACGACCACAGAGCTTGAAGGTCGTCACTTTGTCACTTGGTGCCTTCGTCCTTGGCTTGTGCGCATTGAGCAAGCCCTGTTGCGCGATCCTGACATCTTCAGTGACAACGGACTTGGCAGTCAGTTCAGCCCCATGTTCCAAGTTTCGGAACTCATCCGAGGCGATAACAAGACGGCAGCAGAAACGGATGTGATGCTGCTCAACGCGGGAATCATCACCGTTGACGAGGCCCGTCAGAACCTTGGCCTGAACCCAATGGACGAAACAGTGCCATCAGACGCACTTGTAATCGCGCCTGACGCTACGAATCAAGATGGCTGACCTAGTTGTCACAGAGGCGATTGCAAGCGCCGCAGAGAAGGGTTTGCGACTGGTCGAGGAGGGCAAGGCCGGAGATGGTCTAGTGCCTCGCACGATCACTGATGCACGACTGATGGCTGACAAGAAGCCACTCTCGGAGCGCAAAGTTCGGGCAATGCCAGGGTGGTTTGCCCGTCATGCAACTGACAAGAAGGCTGGCTGGGACAAACCGGGCGAGGAAACCCCCGGTTATGTCGCATGGCTCCTCTGGGGTGGCGATACGGCAGCTGATTGGGCCAAGCGAAAGGTTGACGAGTTGAATAACGAGAACAGGTCACTCAACGATCCAATGGACGACGAGGTAACTCCCCGTCAAGCGTCACTGGTTGAGGAATATGTCAGCAATGCGGAGGAGTACGGCCCGTTTGACACCTCGACTGGTGCCAATGGAGCGCACTACGCGCCAGCAGAGGCCAACCCATTCAAGGCAGAGGGCCTGATTTGCGCGAACTGCGAGCTTTACCAACCAATTTCGGAGACTGAAGGCCGTTGCGCCATCGTCGAAGGCCCGCTCACAGACGGCCACATTGAACCAGAAGCCATCTGCAAGCTCTGGGTTATCCCTGAAAGCAAACTCGCTGCTCCCGAAGCAGCAAGGGAGGCAGTAATGAACACTGAAACTCGCGTAATTGGCGCTGCCGATCTTCGCAATAACCCGGATCTCTTGAGCGAACTGCGCGAAGGCGACGGGAATGTCACAGAGGTACGCGTCGCACCATCGGATCTTGAATGCAGGGCCAACGAAGACGGCTCCTGGACGCTGATTGGTATGGCAAGCGTGTTCAACTCACAGTCAGAAGACCTTGGCGGGTTCCGCGAAGTCATCCAGCGCGGCGCATTCCGCAAAGTCTTGAAGCGTGACGGGCTTGATGTGCTGGCCCTTTGGAACCATGACAGCCAGCTGATCCTTGGACGCACCACATCGGGAACATTGCAACTGCGTGAAACTCCCCAGGGACTTGAGTACCAAGTCACAGTCGCACCAACCACTTATGGCAACGATCTGAAGGTCTTGATGGAGCGCGGCGATGTGCACGCGTCCAGCTTTGCCTTCCGCGTTGATTCCACAGGCCAGCAGTGGGAGCACCAGCCTGACGGCACGCTCCTTCGCACGATCACCGAGTTCTCCGATCTCACGGATGTGAGCCCGGTCTCCGTTCCCGCTTACAGCGCGACCAGCGCCACTGTTGCCCGTAACCAAGATTCGTCAAATCACGACTCAGAGCAAGCCGCCGAGGGTGCTGCCGCACAGCAAGGCGAGCGGGCTGAGAGTGATGTCCGGCAGACAGACGATGCCAAGTCAGCGCGTGATTCTAAAGCGTTCTGGCTTGCTCATATGCGCCTCAACCGACGCGCATAAACCATCCAAACAGAAGGAGTCTCACATGAGTGAGAAGATCGACGAGCTTGAAGTTCGTCACGGTCAGCTCTTGAATGAGATGCGTTCCACCATTGACGCTGCCGGTGACGAGCTGACAGCAGAGGATCGCAGCAAGATCGAGAAGCTGGATCAGGAGATCGACACTGTCGAGTCCAACATCACAGCGATGAAGACTGTTGCTCAGCGGCGCGAGCTGCCAAGCAACGAGGAGATTCGCGCAGCTGCTCTCCCAGCCGTTGAGCCAGTTGGCCTTGAGGCCGACGAGCCAATGACCGAGGAGCGCGCATTCGACAAGTTCCTTCGCACGCGTGGCGAGGATGTCGAAGCACGAGCAAACCTCATCGCTGGCACTGATGCCAATGGTGGTTTTCTTGTTCCCGAGTCATGGTCAAACGATCTGATCCGCGAGCTTGCGATTCAGTCACCAGTTCTCAACCTTGCGAGGATCTTCCAGACCTCAACAGGTGAGACCTTCAATCAGCCAATCGTTGCGAATGCTCAGTCATACGCAATCACCGCTGAAGAAGGTGCGATCAGCGCATCAGCTGACACATTCACCAATGTTGCATTCGGCGCTCATAAGTTTGCGGCCATCATTAAGGTGTCCTCAGAACTCTTGAGCGACAGCGCATATAGCGTTGACGACGAAGTACGCGTCGGCGCATCCGAGTCACTCGGTGCAGCCATCAGCGCGTACCTTGCAACGGGAACCGGCTCAAGCCAGCCACAGGGCGTCGCTAAGGCCACCGTTGGTGTCACCACCGCCAGCACCACCGCAGTAACCGCTGACGAGCTTGTAGACCTTGTCTACTCAGTCTCGCCACGCAACCGTGTCAACGGCGCATTTGTCGCCTCCTCACAGCTTCTCAAGGCTGTAAGGAAGCTCAAGACGAGCGGCGGCGGCGACTATGTATGGCAGCCAAGCTATGTTGCTGGCACGCCTGCAACGCTGCTCGGATACCCGGTCTACGAGGATGCCTCACTTGAGGACATCACCGCAGGCAAGCTGGTCGCCACCTTCGGTGACTTCCAGCGCGGCTTCGGCATCCGCCGTGCCGGACAGATCGAGGTTGCAGTAGACCCAAGCGTCTACTTCGCCAACGATCAGGTTGCTTACCGTGTCAAGCTCCGTCTTGACTCGAAGCTCCTTGCGGGCGATGCACTTCGCACGCTGAAGATGAAGGCCTCGTAGGTCTGATTCGTACTTGGAACCCAGCCCCCTTGTGGGGTTGGGTTCTCCAATCTTGAAACAGGGGAAAGGGGGCACCTATGGCTAAGGTCAAGGTGCGGCTTCTCACCTCCCGCGTGGAGGCCAGGGGAGCAGTGCAGCATGAAGGCGATGTGATCGAGCTTCCTGCTGATGAGGCAAAGGCACTCCTAGAAGCTGGCAGTGCCGAGCCGGTAGTGACGCGCAAGCGCACTGAGAAGGCAACAACGAAACCGGCTGAAAGCCGTTAGGAGACACAATGGTCAGGCTGCTTAAGGGTGCTCCGGGCACGATCAGCATTCCGCGTGACACCAAGCCCACGTCGGCAACGGTGACAATTACGCGCGATAGGGATAGTGCGTCGATTGCATCAGCGGCAGCCTGCACTGTTGAAGCAGACCGGGTGATCTACTCGCTCGCTGCACAGTCCACTGTGAGCACGCTAACAGCAGTGTTCACCATTGTTGATGGCAATGGGACGAGCACGGTCACAGTGCCAGTGCAGGTTGTTGGACGGCGCACGGCAACTGTTTCTGACTGTCGGCGCTTGCGCCCATTGGATGATGTGAACCGTTATCCAGATGAGTTGATCGAGCAGACCATTACAGAGATCGAGGATCAGCTTGAGCAGGCAGCGGGGGTTTCGTTCATTCCAGTTGAGCGCGTCAGCGTCCGTCACGATGGCTCTGGCACCACAGAACTGCTAACGCGTTATGCGCGCCCACAGTCAATCAGCGCGGTTACTACAAGTGATCTGCTGACCACAACGACTTGGAGTGCAACGGATGTCAACGCCATCGTGCTTGATGAGCAAGCCGGTGTCCTAATCCGTCAGCTCTACACATGGCCCAAGGGCCGCAGGAACATTACGCTCACAGGCGTATTCGGTTATGCCGAGGTGCCAGGACTGGTCAAGCAAGCAGTTGTTGAGGGCGTGCGGCATTCACTTGTTGAGAGCAGGATTGACGCGCGTGCGCAGTCCATTACGAATGAGGACGGCACGGCACAGCTGGTTACGGCTGGTGTGCGTGGCGCTTTGTTCAGCCTGCCAGCGTTGAATCAGGTAGTGCAGATGTACAAGCAAGGGTTTGGCGTGGCCTGATGACTAACGCGTTGACTGTGAAGAAGGCTCTCATCAGGGCTTTCACCAATCACACTGCGTTCAAGAATCGGCAGTGCGTCATTGCTCATCCGGGCAGCGAAATGGAGCGCGAGTGTGTCTTCATTGACAGAGTTCGCAACAACGAACAGGCCAGGGCGCTCGGCAAGTCGCATCGCAGAGAAGAACTAACTGTTGATGTGGCAATCGTGTCACAGGTTTTGTCGCGTGACTTGCTTGAGAGCGAAGAGCGCGCGTTTCAAATGCTCGCAGGTGTTGAGGAAGCCATTGCTGCTGACTCTTCACTTGATGGGCGCGTTCTGATTGCCGAAGTTACTGGCTGGGAACAGCGCAGTTTCAACACGGATCAAAGCAACATCATTGAGATCACAGTCTCGGTACGAGTGCTTGCCGATAAGGACTTGGAGGACTAGCCGCATGGCAAAGGTCACATACAAAGGGCCGCACAGCGAGGTCTACATTGCCGAGCTGCGCGTGTTTGTAAAGCAGGGAGAGTCGGTCGAAGTGCCGGCGGCAATCGCAAAGGAGCTTACGCAGGCTGGTTTCAGCCCGGCGAAGGCTAAGAAATCAACGCCGAAGGGCGAGGAGTAGAACATGGCAAAGGTTGGAGATCACGTCCTCGGCGTTGGAGTCGAGAGCACATATGGCACTGCAGTAAACCCGTCAACTCGTTTCGAGATTGTTTCGGAGAAGCTCGCACTCAAGCAGGACTACATTGAGTCCAAGTCATTGCGAGCTGGACAGCGTTACCTCAACAAGAACAACCATGTGGTTGGCAAGAAGCACGTTGAAGGCGACATTGAGCTTGAGATTCCAAGCGCAGGCGCGGGCTTTTGGTTCAAGCAGCTGATGGGCGCGGTCGCTACGACCACACCAGCAGGCGCGACCAATCGGCGTTTGCATACTTTCACGGCGAGCAGCAACTTGGACGGGCTTTGGTTCACAACAGAGGTGCAGCGCACTGATGTTGCCGGCACGGCTCACAAGTTCACGTACACATCATGCGCCGTGACTGACATGGAGATCGCTTGCAAGGCTGGCGAGCTTGCCACATTGACTGCGAGCGTGTTTGGCAAGGATGAGAGCGTGTCTGCGGCTTCAGCAACCTCAGCTTCATACCCAACGAGCACACCGCTTGTATTTGCTGGTGCTGCCGTTCAAATTGGTGACGCGGGTGGATCTGTGACAACGCAGACCAACGTTTCCGAGTTCTCAGTGAAGATTGAGAACGGACGCAAGACTGATCGCTACTTCTTGGGTGATAACACACCGGCAAGCCCAATCGAGGCTGACATGCGCAGCTGTGAAGGCAAGATCAACGTGGACTGGACTGGTTTGACGCAGTACAACCGTTTCGTCAATCACAGCTCGGTCAAGATCGTTGCAAAGTTCGAGACTCAAGCTGTAATCGAAGGATCGGCCAAGGGTTACGTTCAAGTAACAATCCCAGCCGCCGTATTTACTGGTGAAACACCAACTGGTGGTGGCGACATTGTTGAGCAGAGCATTGACTTCAAGGCTCTTGACGATGGCACCAACGAGCCTGTCACGATTGAGTACTGAGCCTGGACGCGGCTATCTAGTAGTGGAAGAAGTGGGGATCAACGTGGATGTAGACATCCACAATGCTCGCCATGCTTTGAAGCAGTACGCGCCCGATCTTGAGAAGGCGCTCAAGCAAACGTTCAAGAAGTATGCGGATAGGGGCGCTCAGTACGCACGTGCTGGCGCTCCTCGTCGTACAGGTGCCCTAGCTGACAGCTTTGAAGGCCGGACAAAGTTCACTCAGAACATGACGCGGTTACAAGTCACTTCGACTGGTGGCCGGGGAGTACCTAAGTACAGGTATCCACAGGACGTTGGCCGACACTCTGGCACGTCGTCAATGAGTGGAACGCACTATTTGACATCGGCTTGGAAGCGAGTAGTGCCGGAGGCAGTGAACGGCATTTTGCGCGAGATGGATCGCGTGGGTGACGAATTTGAAAAACGAGCAAACGGGGGTTGATTGTGCCTAGCGATTCGCTAATGACTATCAAGATCGACAATGAGCAGTTTCAAATAGACATGCAAGACTTGACCTGGGGTGAAGCTGAGGAGGTCGAGGATCTTATTGGTGGGAGCATTGCCGATCATGTTGAGAGCGTGAAGGGTGTCCTTGCTATTGCGTTTATTGCAAAGCGACGTAAGCATCCTTTGACAACGATTGACGATCTGCGCGCGCTTCCTATGGGCGCGATTGAGATTGTGGAGGGTGACGACTCGCTCCCCCCTACACAAGGCGACGTGGCAGAGGACTCTGGCATCCAGTAGTCGCGCGTCGTTACGGCATCTTGCCTTGGCAGATGCATTTGTTGACAGATCGTGAGTGGCGCTTAATTCACGACGACCTCGAAGAAGAACGCCGAGAGGCTAGAAAGGCTGAACGTGCCTAAGAAGTCAGTCACACTTGAGATTGCTGCTGATGCGAGTCGTGCCGAGCGCGAGCTTAAGAAAACACAGCGTCAGCTTAACTACTTTAAGAAGCAGGCAACTCTTGCTGGGCGTGGCTCAGGTGGAATCTTTGCCCCTGCTACGAAGGGGGCAACTCAGCTCAGCGGCTCTCTTGGCGTTGTTGGCTCGCGTTTCAAAAATGTGGCAACGGCTGGCGTAGGCCTTGGCGTTGGATTGGGCGGTGCAGCCGTTGGTTTCGCTGTTATTGGCGAGGCGTTTCAAGTCATTGACGAGGGCGTTACCAAGCTCAAGAATCTCGTTGCTGAGACTAAGAAACTTGAGCGCGAAACAGGCATGTCAACCGAAACGAGCTCGGCTTGGATTGGTGTTGCAACACGGTTCGGGCTTTCATCTCAACAGTTGAGCTTGAGCCTTGGCCTGTTGTCGAAGAAAATTGTTGCGACTGAGGGTGGCACGAAGGCTGCAAATAAGCAGCTTGCGATCTTTGCCCAGGCTGGGGTTGGACGATCTATCCTTGCTAGCCGCGACATGGACAGAATCCTTATTGCGGTGGCTAATCGGTTCAAAGCGATGCCTGATGGTGTCAACAAGACCGATCTTGCTCTGAAGCTCTTTGGGCGATCTGGCAAAAATCTCATTCCTGTTCTGAATCAGGGTGGGTCACGCCTTGCCGCATTGAAGCGTGAGATGGCAGCTTTGGGGTTGACGATCAACGGCAATACCAAGGCGCGCGTTACCGAGCTGACGAAGGCTCAACGAGTTCTCAAGCAAGTTTGGGACGGCATTCAAATCCAGCTTGCTACCCGAGTCATCCCACGCTTGGTGAATTTTGCTAGTGCTGCACGCGATGCTGCTGTCGCGTTGAGAACTGGACGCAAGCCAGCCCAAGGCTTAGCTGATGACCTGTACAGGATTGGGCGGGCGCTTGAAAAAGTCTGGTCTTTAATGAAAAAAGTTAAGGAAGTCAACGATCTTCTTCAAAACCTTGACGTTGCCGGACGTGTGCTCAACGGGCCCGTTGGCAAGTGGGTTGCTGACAAGCTGATGGCAACTGGTGGAATTGTCAGTGGGCCAACGCGAGCGATTGTTGGCGAGGACGGCCCCGAGGCTGTAATCCCACTCAGTCGTAAGCATCGTGCTCGGGGAGCAGCGCTTTATCAGGCCGCCGGAGCCGCGATGGGAATGAATGGTGGGCACACGTTTGTAGTGAATAACTACGGCAATCAACTTGACGAAACGCAACTGGCCGCTCGCTTCGCATGGCAACTTAAGACAAGGACTGTGTAGATGCTCTCTAAGGTCACTTTCACGCCAGCTGTTGGCTCCGCTGTTGATCTGCACGCGTCAACGGGCAGTTACAAGGTCAGCAGGGCCGACGGCATTGTTGGCCCACCAGAACCCCGCGAGGTCAGCAGGACTGCGCCAGGGCGCGACGGCACTCTTGATGACACAAGGTTTTTGACTGACCGAAAGATCACGCTTGAGGGCGAGATCATCGGATCATCTCAGTCTGATGTGTGGACTAAGTGGGATGCGCTCGCAGCAGCCTTCCAGAGCACGCTGTTGTCAAAGGGCACGCTGACTGTCACGTTGCCTGATGGCAGTACGCAACGGCAGTGCACGGTGATCTTGACTGGTTCAGCGCAACCTTCATTTGAGGGCGGGTCAGCGTATTTGCAGTATCAGGTGAACTTCCGTGCCCCCGATCCACGCTGGTATGGCACCACGCTTAACACCAGTGCGTTGACGATCAGCGCAACAGCAGCTACGACAAGCAGCAGCGCGAACGTCACAAATGCTGGCAACGCACCGTCAGCACCCAAGCTGACATGGAGTCCAGTCTCATCAGGCCTGTACTTCGACTATGCAACCTTCACAGTGCCAACGGCTTACACCTCGTTGAGCCCACAGGGAAGCACCATCGTCCTCGATGGCAGCACTGGCTCCGCTGCGATCTCCAACAACAACTATGTTGACTGCGCCACACGCACCACCAATACGACCTCCGTGCTTACAGCGACAACAGAGTGGCCCGTGCTGTATCCGGGCACTAGCAGCTGGAATTGGACACAACAATACGCTGGATCAACCTCCAATAGCACCTGCACTGTTTCCTGGCGCGACGCGTGGTGGTAGCAGGTGGCAAACAGGCAGTACGGCCTCACCATTGAGAAGCCAGACGGCACCATTGTCGCTTACTTGCAGAGCGCCAGCAGTGCGCGCGCCAGCTTCATGCTCAACGGCATCAGCAACCTGAGCGTGACCTTTGACGCGTCGAGCAGTGACGCTGAAGCGCTTTACACGGCACTTGAGACCACACTGCCTGTTGCACGCTTGGCAAGGGATGGCAGCACAGTCTTTGTTGGCCCGCTTGAAGCAGTGGATCTCACAGTGGGTGACACGGGCGATGTGAGCGCCACGTTCACTGATTGGGCTGGCCTGTTTGGTCACTGGCGGCCTTATGGCAAGTACAAGAACACCAGTTCCAACACGATTGTCAGCGCAATGGTTGGCCTTGCCCGCTGGCCGCAAAGTGTTCAGCAGCTAACCAAATCAGGCTCCGTAACTGCTACTGCAAGCGTCAGCAGTGCAGAGCAATCATCTGTCCTTGAGCAGCTGGTTCAGGCTGGCTCCGTTGCCCCGTTTGACTGGTATGTCGATCATGCAGCTGGCACCTTCAAGATCGCGAGCTCGCACGGGTCTGACAAGACTGGCAGCGTGCAATTCGGCGCTGGCGAGTTTGAGGCCAACCCAACCTTTGCTAATGCTCAGGGTGCGCGTGTGACGATGCAGCCACCTCGTAATCGCATTTGGAGCAACACGGGCAAGGGCAAACTGGTTGAGAACCAAGGCTCAACGGCTAAGACAAACAGTCTGAGCGGCTATGGCGAGTTCTTTGAGCGCGTGGAATCGGGTAAGTCCAATGCTCAGTCAATGGCGAACGCCTACGCGCGTTACAGCCCGCAGCAAGTCATCGAGTTAAGCGTTGATCCCGTGCTCGCCCCAGCATGGCTGACCGATTACTACCTCGGTGACACGGTTGGCGTGACGATCTCCACACGCGCCTTCCAGTTCGCCGACGCGTTGCGCGTCAACCAGATTGACGTTGAGCTCGATGAGCAGCTGGTCGAAGTGTCCAACTCTCTCACCTTTGAGAAGGTCTAATGGCTACTTACAATCGCAACCCAAGCCTTGTAACGGAGTTCAACCGCCTTCGCTGGCGACTTGACGCAGTAGAGCGCAAGACGCTTGGCACACTCTCGTATTCCAGCACGACGAATACGACTGTGACAACGGGTACGAGCCTTTGGTCAGACACGATCTATGTGCCAGATGAGGGCATCCTTGAGTTCGCGGCCAACCTGCTCATCACGACAACGGGCGCGGCAGAGGCTTATTTCACCTTCTACATTGACGGCACGGCGGGCACACAGTTTGCGTATCGAAACGCGGCCGGCGCGGGCTCACTGCGCCTAAGCACTGTTCCCGGTGATCCAAATGGCGCGCAGGGCTCGGGCAATCCGGGCGCGTTCATCATCCCAACATCAGTCGCGCCAAATGGCACTGGCTCAGGTTGGAACATTGACCCTGGCGAACATGATGTTGAAGTGAAGTGCAACAGCAAGTCTGGCGCTGGCACTGTCACCGTTGCCGATTTCACGATTGGCGTGAGAGCCAGCTAAACCCTCGACCACACACTCTTTCCTATGACCTCTGACGAACAACACACTTGGCTTATGCGCGAACTTGACGGCATTAAGAAGAACACGGACACGATCAGCGAAGACCTGTCCGAAGTGAAGGATCGCGTCACGCGCCTTGAAGAACGCGCGAGCACGACTAACCGGCTTATTGGTGTGTTGATCGCGTGCGTCCCTGTGGCGTACATCGTGGTCGATCACCTCAACAAGTAATTCCTCAAACCCTTAGAAGGGGGACATGACATGGGTGGAAGCGCTATCAAGCGTCGCCTTCGCGCGCACGGATTCTGGCCGGCAGGCTGGCCGATCAACAATGGGGTAGGCCCAAGGACGCGCAAGCAGATCGCCAAGTTCCAGAAGGCACATGGTCTTGAAGCGAGTGGCAAGGTTGGCCCTAAGACAACAATGGCCCTGAACGCGCCAGCGACGCGCAAAGCAGCTGGTGAACGCGCTCGTGCTGTGAATTGGGCCAAGTCACGGGTTGGCACGACTGAGAACCCACCTGAGAGCAATCGGGGCCGGTACATCACAGCGTGGCAAGAGATGAGTGGCTATCCCGGTGGTGGAGTGCCTTGGTGCCAATGCTTTGTCAACGCATCAGCTTTTGTGGGATCTCGCAAGCGCATCAAGCCCATCTGGTTTGGTGGCTACACCGTCAGCGTCGTAGAGATGGCTGACAACGGCGAGCACGGCCTCAAGCGCATCAAGCTCGCCGAAGCACGCCCAGGGGATTGGGTGTACTTCAACTTCCCCGGTGGTGAATCAGTTGACCATGTTGGCCTGTTCATGCACGACAACGGCGACGGCACCATAGGCACCATCGAGGGCAACACCAGTGCTGGCGAAGCTGGCAGCCAATCGAATGGTGGTGGCGTATTCCGTCGCACTCGCCCCAAGTCGTATGTCGCAGCAGTAGTCAGGCCCCCGTTCAAGAGTTAGGAGACTCGCTATGAGTAAAGCCCAGATCAGCGCCCTTTCAGGCGTTGTAGTTGCAGTCGTGTCAGTTCTTGTCAGCCGGGGTGTTCTCGGTGGCGAAACTGCAACTGATGTGCAGTCGATTGTGACAGCGCTAATCGCGTTTGGTGCCACTGTTGGCATCAGGAGCGCTCGCCCGTAAGACGGCCTAATCAAGTTTGCAGGCCGCAGGCCCCTCGCCCACACGGGCGGGGGGCTTCTTCGCGTTCTAGGAGCGGTGAAGAATCCAAACCATCAGTGCACCACCAATAAAGGCATAACTGCCAACGATCATTCCCAACATCAGGTGACTCTCCAGTCTGTTCAGCGAGCGCGTAAAGGGGTGAAAGAAAACAACACGCTCACTGAAACGACAGTACGCTCTGGTTACGCTCGGCGCAAGTGATAATCGGCCCCCATTTGTGTCGGGCGTACTACCTAACAAGGTTCACGGGTTCTTACTGCACGCAATCCGTCTTATGTCCTGATTCCGTCCGGGCATGGTCTCACGCTTAAAGTGTGGCTATACGCAGGGAATTGCCCAGCGGGGATGAGATCGTCAAGCTGCTAGAGCAGCACGGCACTGTTATTCGCATCTCTCAAGAGCTCAAAGTGCCCAATCAGACTTTGCACGGGCACATCAGCCGATTGGCGCAGACTGACCCTTCGTTGAAGGACAGGATGCAGGAGGCTCGCAAGAAGCAAACGGGGCGCATCCGTAAAGCGACGATGCACAGTTGGCCGCCGAAGGATGAACTGATCGAGCTCATCAGCAAGGCCCCAACCATGAAGGCGGCTGCGGCAACCTTGGGCGCAACAGCAGCTGGCCTTAGGTCTCATTGTGAGCGCCAGGGCATAGATGTTGCCAAGGTCAGAGAAGGCAGCCGGACTGTTGTCAGGGGTGACAGTGCCGAGCTGACTGCTTCAGAGCTTGCAACCGCTGAGGACTTGATGCGCGAGCGTGGGTTCAGCACTGATGACTGGCGTGTCAAGTCAGCAACGGTGAACGAGTGGGGTCTTGACCCTGAAACCGGCCAGCCTTACAAGCAGCTGAAGGTCAACCTTGAGCGCAAACCCGATCTAGAATGGATCTTCCCAGCAGTAGACGGCCCGAAGCGCAAGCAGGTGCCTCTCAAACGGCCTTCTAAGGGCACTGTGCAGCGCGTTTGCCTCGTAGGGGATCACCAAGCGCCCTACCACCACGAAAAGGCACAGGCGGCCCTATTGCGCTTCCTTGAGCGTGAGCGCTTTGACCGTGTGATCCATGTTGGCGATCTCATTGACCTTCCAACGATCAGCAGGCACCGCGACTCAGCCGTTTATAACGCCAGCGTTCAGGAGTGCATCAACAGTGGCTATCTCATCCTCAGGGACATTGCCGATGCAGCGCGCAAGCAAAACCCAAAGGTGAAGCTCGATCTCATCGTTGGCAACCATGACGAGCGCATCCGAACCGAGCTGCTACTCAGGGCAGAGCGAATGTTTGGCATCCGGCCAGCTGACATTCCTGGCGCTGACACTGAAGACGATGTACTCAGCCTCAGGCGACTCCTTCGTCTTGACGAGCTTGGCTACGAGCTCCACGATGACGCAGCCGGTTACAAGCACGTTGAAGTAATGCTCAGTCCACGCTTCGTAATCAGGCACGGCTGGCTAACAGGCCAGAACCCAGCCAAGCGCAGCATGGAAACGCGCGGCACAGGAATTGGAGTGGGCCACACCCACGCCAAATCACAAGTTTGGGTGACGAAGTACAACGATGGGAACGCTCGCACTGACGTTGCAGTCGAGCTAGGCACGATGAGCCAAACAGCGAGCGGGATTGGCTTTAGCGTCCTCCCAAACTGGCATCCGGGCTGGGGCACCGTGACCGTTCACCATGACGATCTCGTAAGCGTCGATCACGCCGTATTCCACGAAGACAAGGGGGTTCTCCTATGGAGAGATCAGCGGTACTAGCCAAGCGCGACCAGAACTATGAGCGACTGCTGATTGTCGCTACGTGTCAGACACTCGATCTGCCTCATGTGGCTGATGCACTATTGGCCCGCCATGACAGGCGCGCGCAGGTCACGGTCGAGAACGGTTTGACCTCTTGGCAGGACAGCATTGTTGATGCGTTCATCACTGCCAGCTGCGAACTGCAACGCCGTATGCGCGAAGAATCCGATGATGACGACCGCATCGCGTATTTGCAGGATGCGTTGCGCCACAGTGCTCTCACCTTTGCCGCGCTAAGGAAGGCAGTGCAGGAGTAACCACGCCTACCACCACAGTCGAAGCGCGCTTGCAGTTAACTTTGCGTATCGTTTTCGATTCGTGAAAGGAGAACACATGACAGGCCAGCATCACAGCCCAGAGCACATTGAGGCACTTGGCTTTCAGATCAGTTGGGTATTGACCATGTTGAGCGCGCGACTTACTTCAGACGATCCGCGCAAAGCGACGCTCGAAAACCTCGCTGAGGCTATTGGCGGCGCTCTTGAATCTCCGTTAGACGCTCCGCAAGCAATGGGGCAAGCCTTACCGCAAGGCGATCCAGTTCTTCATCAGTGAAGCGCTGTGCCTCTGGCATGAGGTAAACGAAGTTAGCGAGAACATCGGGATCTTCGTTAAAGGCCCTTGCAATTCCCTGCAATGTTTTTGGCGCTGGTGTTTTCGTCTTGCCTGACTCGATCAGCTGCCAAGCCTCTTTCGTGATGCCAGCACGCTCGGCAGCCTGGGCCTGAGTTAGAGCCCCACGAAGGTCTCGCAGTTTCCTCCCGATGGGAGTTGATTTGTCGTTCCTTACGGCCATTGCAATTTCACCGTACCGAGGCTGGGAGGACTTTGCCGCTGCATGTAGAAAACCCCGCACAATGCGACCGAAATATGAAAGTCGTCTTGATTCCGTCCGGCAACGGTGCAATGGTGCCGAGCCAGATTACCTCGCATGGAGCGGGACTGGGGGAAAAACATGAGCACAGTATGTGCAGCAGCAACACAACACGAGGACATTGGCGGGCTTCTGATCCTGCTCCTAGGCGTAGTGCTCTACGCGGGAACACTCCTACGGGACTACATCAGCGACGTTCGGTACTACCGCGCTCGCAAGATTGTCCGTGAGCGGAGGGCTGGCTAGTGAAAGGCCCAACCGATTACATCGAGGTCAAAGACCGCCTCGTTTTGTTCTTTGACAAGTACCCAGACGGGTCAGTGCAAGGGAGCTACGAGCTCGCAGACGTAAACGGGCAAACAACGTACATCTATGAGGCTCGCGTTTATCGCAGTCCTGAAGACCCAAGGCCGGGAGTTGGACACGCATCCGAGTCATTGCCCGGCTCAACTAATTTCACACGCGGCAGCGAACTCGAAGTAGCGGGTACATCAGCCGTTGGCCGTGCGCTCGTAATGATCGGCATTGCCGCTCATAAGGGCGTGGCAAGCGCCCAGGACGTTCGCATTGCGCAAGCTAAGAACGCTTCATCTGCACCAGCTGGCCCGTCTGCATCGGATCGGGGGAACCGAAGCAAGAACTCTGGCGAGAACGGGTCAGCTGGTGTGCCTCTCTCCAATGAGCAAGCACTCAACCTTCAGCTGGAAGTTGACACGCGCTCGATCAGTGACGAGCAACTAATCACCGTCATTTGCGACGTGATGAACGTTGATGATCCAGCGCTGAAGGGTGCGGCAGCGTCCAAGTGGGCTGACAAGGCTCTCACACGCTTTCCGCAAGACCGTTACGACGAACTTGTAGAGCGCATCAAGCGCTTTGCAGCGGTGGAAGTCTGATGGCACCTCGCAAGAAGGTTCAGCGCAAGGAGAAGCCCAAGCGTGAAAAGTGGGTTGTTGTTGACGCTGCCGGTCAGTTGAAGTACCCGCCAAAGCTCGGAGAACAGGCTGAGGGTTATTCGCGTGAGAAGGCAGAGCGTCTTGCCCTGCCAGCGCATGAGTCACACGCTTATCACGCCGTGCCCATTGGGTATTGGCGTGGCGAGCATGAGCAACTTGACGGTCTTGACGGGAGCGAATCATGAGCGGCAACCAATCAAGGCTCAAAGGTGCCAGGGGCGAACTTGAAGTCCAAGAACTGTTCCGGTCAAGGGGCTTTCAATGCACTCGCGGGTTTGCTTCTGGCGCGTCAGGTGGTGGCGATCTCGCAGGCGACCTTCCAGATCATGTCGAGATCAAGCGAATGGAACAGGCTCGCCTGTACACATGGATTGACCAAGTAGGCGAATCCATCGCTAGTGGTGTAGCCGGGGCGGTTGCCAGCCAAGTGATGAATTGGGTCATCTTCCACCGTCCTAGCAGGCGCGCGTGGACGGTCACAATGCCCGCCGAGCGCTACCTCGACCTCATCAGCAAGGAGCGCGAGCTTGACGCACGTTCACGCCGCGAGGACAGCGCATGGTAAGGGTCGTCAAACACCTTTGGAAGCTGCGCGAGAGCGAAGTGAACCAGCGCATCAGGCACTTGGAATCACAGCTGGCCGTTGCCCTTGATCGCATCAAGGAGCTTGAGGAACACGCTGTTACGAAGCAGTTCAAGCGGGGGCAACTGTGACCCAGAAACAGCGCATCTTAAAGGCGTTGCAAGCTGCGGGCGCGGCTGGCATCAGGCCAGAGGACTTTCTACTGCCTGATGTGGTCGATGGTGGCAGTCCCATCTTGCGCGTCGCAGCACGCATTGAGGACTTGCGCAAGGAAGGACACACGATCCTTACGGATACGAGTGGTACCACCGCGCGGTACGAGTTGAGTGGGGTTGAGGTCGCATCATCAGACAGCAGGGGTGTGCTGTCCACAGCGTCAAGCGTCTCCAGGCTTGACGAGTCCGATGGTGCGGCCCCAAGCCTATTCATCAGTGACGAGCCCGATTTCTATGCGCAGGACATGGAGTGGGTATGAGCCACGACTTCACTGTCACTCAGAAGCAGGTGGGCCTGATTCGCTTTAAGGCTCGCAAGGGCCATGTTGACGATCTGCGCCTCATCGAGCTCCTGTTTGAGGCTGCAAGTAGTCAGAAGCCACGCCCTCAAGTGTTGAGCAACAGTCAAGCGAACGCGTGGCTGTGCGAACACCTGCCGAAGTACAAGCACAAGCACGTCAACCGCCTTCTGAGCCTCATCGAGGAAGAACCCGACAGTCGCAGCGAAACCGCTAAGGCGAGGGCTGCACACGCCTTCCACATGAAGAACAGGCGGTACTACGACTGATGCGCGCCTACCTAGACCTATTGCACGCCGAGGCCAAGAACGCTGGCTTTCATGTGGGCCTTGCCAAGCACGGCGGCCAATGGGCCCTTCGACTCTTGAAGCCAAACGGTGGCGGAATCATCAACGAGCTTCCCGTGACCAATTTGCACAAGTCGCTTGACGCTGCTGCGGACATCTTGACCGAGTGGATCAGGTACGAAAAGAACAAGGGGGCCAAGAAGTGAGCACTGACGACATGGCGCGTCCGTTGCCAACACCAGTACAGAATCGTGTTGACCAGCTTGAGAAGCGCGTCAATCACCTAGACGAGATCGTCACAGGGCTAATTAGCGCCTTGCAGATCGCAGCCCTGGCACTACGCACCCTTGAGGAGCGCGACCAGTAATGGCTTGGTTTAAGTGCTGCGACACCCTGTTTAGCAATCGGAAGGTCACTAAGGCGTGGATGACTGACCCTGCAAGCCTGGGCGCATGGCTGATGTGCGGCACATGGTCAGCCAATCAAGAGACTGACGGTCACATTCCAGAGCACATCGTCCGAATGTTTGGCATCTCAGACGATCAGATCGAGGCTCTTGTTGATGCTGGTTTGTTCTTGCCTGATCCAGTTGACACAGGCTGGGTTATGCACGACTTCCTTGAGTACAACCCTTCGCGCGCCGAGCTTGCAGAGAAGCGGCAGAAGGATGCTGTCCGTCGTGCGTCCGCGCGGACACCACGCGGACAACGCGCGGGCGCAAAGCGTCCCGTACCCGAACCCGTACCCGAACCCGTCACACCACTTCGTGGTGTGAATGGCGCGCACATTTCAGAAAAAGCAGTGAGGAATAGGAAACGACTTGGCATTGAGCCAACAGGGGGTAACGCAGCATGAGTCTCGTAGAGGATTACAAATGGCGCGTTGGGTATAAGCGCTGGCAGGTAGACGATCCAAGACCAAACCATCTAGATCGGCGCGTCCTTGAGGTGGAGTCAACAGACGGTCGCTCTGTAATTGGAGGCGACATTGCCTTGGTCACGTCCCGCACAAGTGATTTCGGAGATCAGACACGGCTTTGGATTACGTTGAGCATCGAGCAAGCACGCGAGCTTGCGCAGCACCTCGCAGGGTTGATCGAACGAGTTGACGATGGAAGCTCGATTGGCGGTGCAGCATGAGTTACGAGGCGCATCCAGCAGCTGACTTGTTTCCGATGCTTCTCGAAGATGACCTTGAGCAGCTTGCCGCTGACATCAAGGCAAATGGGCAGCACGATCCGATCCAGTTGCATGAAGGTCTTGTCTTGGATGGTCGAAACAGGCTCGCAGCTTGTGAACTGGCCGGCGTTGATCCTCAAACAGTGCTGTGGAGTGACCCGGGTTGCGGCCCTACCGCATGGGTTATTTCCAAGAACCTGCATCGACGGCAGCTGAGTAAGTCGCAGGCGGCAATGGTTGCAGTGGACGCTCTTCCAATGCTCGAAGCGGAAGCGAAAGAACGGCAAGGCAGCCGATCAGACCTTGTGGCAAAAATGCCACAAAGTGACTTGCCAAGGTCACGGGATACTGCGGCTGATCTGGTAGGTGTAGGCGGTCGCTACGTCTCGGATGCGAAGAAGCTGGCGCAGGAAGCTCCCGAGACTGCCGCGCTCGTAAGGGCTGGCAAGATGAACCTTCAGCAGGCCAAGCGCGAAGCGAAGGTGGAGCAAGCCCAACGCGACCCTTGGACGGAGCGCGATAAGCAACTTAAAGATGCGCTTCAGGCTGGCAGGACAGTGGTGCTCAACGCATCCTCTGATGCTCGAGTAATCGGATGGGCGCAGCCCAAGGGGTTGATCGTCTACGTGGACAGAACCTCGCCCTGGGGTAACCCGTTTGTGCTCAATGCAGACGGCGACCGCGATCAGGTTTGCGACGCATACGCCGAGCACTACCTACCGCACAAGCCCAGTCTTCAATCCAAGCTCACTTCCCTTCGCGGAAAGGGGCTTGTCTGTCACTGCGCTCCGCTGCGCTGCCATGCCGACGCGCTTAGGGAGCTTGCAGGATGATCCTTACGAACTTCACGATGCTCGGTACAACTGCGCCCGAAGTGCAGGCAGATGGCCGACGGTTTGTCTGCTCGGCTGGCATTGACCCTTCAGTGGGGCTTGTGCGGATCTACCCGCTTTCCGAAGAAGGTGCTCCTAAGCGTTGGAGTCAGAACACGATTGAGCTCACTCGTAATCCGCGTGACCAGCGGCATGAGTCGTTTCAGATCGACGGCGACCGCAACCCTGATAACCACGCGGCGATCAACCGAATGTTCACAACCATTGGAACATCAAATAAGCGGGATCTAGCGTCAATGATTGACCGTCACACGGTGACATCAATTACAGAGCTGAATGAAAAACGACGTAGCCTTGCGTTTGTTCCGCTGCCAGCTGGCACCGGGCGTGTCACATGGCGCGAAGATCAGTCACACCCAGATCACCCACAGGGGGTGCTTGATCTCGGCATCCCTGGGGAAGGAGTTGTCGGAAGTCGCTCGGAGTCAAAGGCGTTCACTCCAGTTCTTAACTTTAGGCTTGAGGACGGAGAGCACAATCTGACGATTCGCGACAGAGGATCGTTCGAATATATCCGTAAGGGGTTTGATCGCGACGCACTGTCAGGTGCGCTTCATCTCGAGCGCGACCGCCTACTCCTCATTGGCAATCACAACAGGTTCCGCAACGCGTGGCTCGTGATTAGCGTCTTATCGCCGGTTGGAGAATCAGCTGGGCTCGCTCATAACCAACTTTCACTGGTGTCGGCATGACCCGCGCTGAGTTTGCTCAGATTGCTGTTGTCCTCGATCAGTGCTGGATTGGCAACTTCGACGAGACCGCCGAGGCTGCCTACTACGCGCTGCTTCGTGATCTCACTTCTGAGCAAGTTGAGACTGCGCTGCTGCGCCTTCGTGCGGCGAAGTTCAGGCCTAGCGTGTCGGAGATCGTGAATGCAGCTGGCATCACTGAGCAAACACAACGCCTCGAGCGTCAGCGTGATTGGTGCATAGGGCGTTATGGCCTTGAGAAAGCCAATGAGTTGTTTCCACAGCTGCCAGCAGCAAAGGAGCTAGCAGCGTGACTACACCGTCGTACATCGCAATCGGCTGGCTGTGCCTAATGGCACTGCGCGGCCATCTATCTAACAGGGGGTAAGTAGTGGCATCCAACATCAACCGTGTTGTCCTCAGTGGCAACCTAACCCGTGATCCAGAACTGAAAGAGATTGGCGCAACGAGCCTTTGCGTCCTCGGACTGGCCGTTAATGCCAGCAGGAAGAACGCCCAGGGCGAGTGGGAAGACAAGCCCAACTTCTTCGATGTGAACGTCTGGGGGCCACAAGGGGTGAACGCTCACAAGTACCTGTCGAAGGGCAGCAGCATTGTCCTCGATGGTCGCCTTGAGTGGCAGTCTTGGGAGAAGGACGGCAAGAAGCAGTCGAAGGTCTTGGTAGTCGCGCAGCAAGTGCAGTTCTTGAAGACCAATAGTCAAGACGCGCCGGCAGCTGCGCCAGACAGCACTGACGACATTCCGTTCTAATGAGCGATCTGGCGACACTTCAACGACGCGAAGCCCTAGAAGCTGCCAACCGTGTGCGCAGCATCAGGTTTCAAGTCAAAGAGCACATTCGCTCCTTTAGAACCTTGGAGGGCAGCATTAACGCTGCGGCTGATGTTCTTGAGTCAGCGCCAGTCGAGTTGGACACGATGCGCGTGGAGACTTTGCTCAAGAGCGTGTTCAGGTTGGGCCCGTCGAAAGCGCAGCGGATGATGTTGCAGGCTGGTGTTCCGTTGTCACGCTCGATTGGGTCTTTGACTCGCAGGCAGCGCGAGATGCTAGTTCAGTTGATGCGGGAGAGGGACTTGCCTAATGCTGGATAACGCGCTGGCGAGTGGAAAGCTGCTCCGGCAGCTGCGCGATGAGATCCATGAGAAGGACGCGCTGATCGTCGATCTCAAGAATCAAGCCCTGCTGTTACGGCGGCAGGTGCGGGAGATCGCAGTGGACTTCCGCGCGATGCAGCAGGACTTGAAGGGCAAGCAGCGCAAGATTGACCAGCTTGAAGCGGAGTTGCGCCGATGAGCTTTCTTGAAGCCTGGACTAAAGCCCTTGATGAGGCTGTGCGTGATGGTCAGCCGGGGCGCGTTTGGAAGATCGAGAACGGCATCAAGCGCCTTGTTGGTCGGACTCGCCACCCGGCGTTCATGGGGTTGCCACCGAAGAAGCATGACCCGGAGCGCGACAATGGCTAAACGCAGGGATTGGACAGCAGCCAGGGCAAAGGTTGAAGCCGAAGGCGGATGTCGAGTATGCGGAGAGCAACCAGTTGACGCTGCCCATGTGATCCCAAGGTCAATAGATCCAAGAGAGTCCAACATGAGCGCTGACAGCATCGTTGGTTTGTGTCGATCTCATCATCAGCAGTACGACTCGCACGACCTTGATCTACTCGCACATCTAAACCTTGACGAGCAAGTAGCGGCTGTTATTGCAGCAGGCTCGATTGAGCGCGCTCGTCAGATCATCACAGGAGAGCGCGTAACTGGTTACACCGTGCGCCTTGAGCAGGGAGGCTGGCAATGACCTTCGAGCGGAATGTGCACGAGCTCATGGCGGAGGCGCAGCTGATCCTTGACACGCGCACTAAGCAGTACGGCGACCCGTCAGCGATGTTGGGCACGATTGGCCGAGTGTGGGGTGCTCTCTTGGAGCGCGAACCATTGACGGCACGGCAGGTGGCGTTGTTGATGGCCTCATTGAAGATTGTCCGTGAGGCAACTGGCGCACACCAACGGGACAACAGCCTTGACGCGTTGTCTTATATCTCGATTGCCGAGGTTGTCGGTGACTGAAAGCCCGTTCACGTTCAGTGAGGCTCGCGCAGCAGCGCATCAGGCCAGTCTCAGGCAGGTTGAGTCCGAGCGGGCGCGTCGTGACGCAGCTGAGGACTTGGCAGCAAAGGAGCTCGCGTATAGGCGTTTGTTCGCGGAGCGCATTGTCAAGTTGCACGCTGACGGTGTGGCTTGGACTGCTGCTGGTGACATTGCCAGGGGCGATAGTGATGTGAGCCAAGCACGCTATGAGCGTGATGTGGCGGCTGGCGTGTTGGGCGCTCAGGAGGCTGCTCAGTTCAGGTTGCAGGCTGACCGTCGGGTGTTGGAGCGTTTGACTGATTGGTCGATGCGTCGCGAGTTGGCAGAAGGTGGCGCAACATGACACTCCAAAGACAGGATTTGAACCTGCGATTGGGACAGGTTCAAGCCAGCGGACACGGCCTTTCAAGAGCCATATTCGTGGTAACAACTAGGCATGACAGATCGCTCAAAGATCAACTTGCAACAACGCTGGGTAACAACTCAGGAACTAGCCGCCTATCTCGGATTCAGCACAAAGTGGGTTACCAGACGCGTGGCGGAGGGGATGCCGCACGCCCGGATGGGCTCAAGGCTTCGCTTTCAAATTGCGGCTGTCGAGCAGTGGTTACATGAGCGCGACGAAGCCAAATCAAACTGCACGGTCTGGTGGGATAAATGATCCCGTAGTTGACGCGGCTGCTCGCGCGTTTCAAGCGATCCTCGCTGCCCGCAGGCCCGATCTAGTGTGGACTGTCAGGCCACTTGAAAGAGCGGAGCGGCCTTCGTTTGCCTTTACGCGGGACGCTATCGGGGAGTTCTCCAGTCCAGAGAACATGAGCACGGTCGTCAATGGGAGCGCGGCCGCGTCTAATCATCACTGCGTCGATCGTGCTGCCTAGCAAGATGCGCAATTCGTCTGTCTCCAGATCTCCGAGTTCGTCAGCAACAAGCAAGTCCATGTCAGCTGAAACAACTCCTTTAACGCGTGCGAGCTCAATGGAAATCTCGTCAATGCGATCAGACCTTGCTCGTAGACCAGCTGCAAACTCGTCAACACTTAACGCGTCAGCAATTCGCTGGTCTCGAAAGACCTCAAGCTCAAATGATGCTTGCTCAAGCTCATTCTCAAGCTCGGTGACGCGCTCGCCGATGTGCCTGCCCTGGGCGTGGAAGTCAATGCCCTTCAAACGAGTCTCTAGCTGGCGCACCAACCAAGGTTCAATCACCCAACCGGCAACCGATGCTGGTGCTGTGCATTGTCCTGATGCGTATTCAACGCGACAACGGTATGTCCTCATTCGACGACCTTTGTGCTCGCCAGATACGCGCTTCATTGAGTCAGGGCGCATGATGTGTTGGCATCCAGCACATCGGATTAGCCCAGCGAGTAGGGCTGGCGAGTTACTTCGCGCGGGAGTTGGTTTGCGCTGATGGTTAGCTTGCTGCCAAAGAGATGGGCTGACGATTGGCGTGTGTGCCGCCATGTTCACGAACTCACCGCTTCGCGCTTCGCCCTTGTACACAGGGTTGCGAATTACATTGACGACATTCTGGACGATCCAGTTAACTTCGCCATACGGCCCTGGCACGCTCAGACGCGTCAAGTGTTCGCCGATTATGCGCCAATGCACGCCTGCGGCAGCTTGCTCAAATGCTTGGCGAATAGCTGGGGCATGAATTGGGTCAGGTTCAAGCACTCGGTCAGCGTTGCGGCGATAGCCAGCTGGTATCGCACTGCTGATGTGTATTCCACGCGCAACTGCACGCTGCCGAGCGTCGCGCCAACTATCTCTGATGCGGTCGAGCTCAAACTCCGCGAGTACGAGCATCAAGCGTTGCATCATCTTTCCAGCGGGAGTGGTGCTGTCGATTCCTTCAGCGACGCTAACGAATTCCGCGCCAACATCTTCAAGCTCGCGAATAAGCTCAAGTGCGCCAACAAGACTTCTAGCGAACCGGTCAATCTTGGCAACAACAATGCCATTGGATTGCCCTTCGCGACAGCGTTCCATTGCAGAGTTAAGCCCTGGGCGTTTCGTCTTACCGCCAGATTGGTCAAAGTCTTCGTGCCAAGCCTCGATGACATTGCCGGTAGAAATTGCCCACGCGTTAATGCGCTCGCGTTGAACATCTGGGCTGATGAAGCTATCGCCAGCGCGTCCCCCAACGCGACTGACACGAATGTATCCGTCGTAACCCATCCGAACGCGACTCTACCGTGTTCTGACCTATTGGAGGTATCTAGTTAGATGGTATTGGACAGGGCAGAACGCTTTAGCGAAGCGCCTACGGTTGATTATGCAGGTTTCGAGCAGCGCCTAGACAAGCTCATGGTCAGGCTCCTGTTGGAGCTTGCAACGATCAGTCAGGTCAAAGCAGCGCCAACGAATGTGCAGGCAGCTGACGCGAACGCGTTGCGCCTGCCAATTAGCGCCCAGGGCAAAGCACTAACGGAAGACCCGGTGGGGTTGCTTGCAGCGGATTACAAGCGCGCAGCGCACATTGCCGATAGGGGCAAGCGGGTCAGCGCGAAGGTTCATGTTGCGACGCGCGCTCAAGTTGAGATCAAGGCGTGCAAGTTCAGCCGGAGAAGCACGCCCGACCTTGGGACGCAGGACGGTCGCCTCATGGTTGCCCGGTATGCACGCGAGCACGGTACGCGCAGGGCAGCCGAGGCCTACTGCGTTGATCCATCAGACAGCAAGTCAATTAAGCGAATGCAGCGCAATATTCAGCGTTACTTGCAGGAGCTTCAGCGAGTGGAGGCCATGCGATGAAAACCCGCAAACGACAAACAGCCAAGATCGTGGCCTGCCTACTGATCGTCCTCGCGCTCGATCTCGTCTGCGTTAAAGCAGCGAACGCGCAGCTGGGCCGCATCCCAGAAGCAAGCAAGTACGCGCTCAAGGTTAGAACAGCCAGCGTGGGCTCTAAATGGGATGGGCCGTTGAGCACTTACACGGGTGGCAGCTACCTGTCAGGGCACATCAACGCCCTATGGCCGAGTGCGCCCAGGGGCAAGCGCAGGCAGATCGTCCTCGGTGCAGCCCTTCACCATCATGTTCCATTCAGACTCTTGCTTGGCATCTGGGGTGCAGAGTCAGGCTTTGGACGGTACGCATGTCACTTTGGACTGACTGGCTTCTATCGCAGTGGCACTAGTGGAAACTTCCGCAAGGACGCGCACATTGCCGCCGATCTCCTCGACCGCTTATACCGGAGTAGGTATAAACGGCGCGCAATTTAGGTTCCGTCCGCTCTAAGTCTTAAAGTGCGTCACTGACTGTATGTTGCTCCCGGAGCAACTGCGGTCAGTTTGCGTTCTGGCCCCCGTATCAACGCGCACCCACATCAGTTGGGTGAAGCCAAACAAGTCTGGGGGCCAAGATGCAATGCAAATGCCGACAGTGCTACGGCCTGCACGAATACCTTGCAGAGCGCAACCGGCCTTCATCAGCCCTCGTTGAGCCAATGCCAGGGCACGCTATTGGCAAGCTCCAATCGTGCGATGGCTCTTACACATGCCGCTGCGCTGACTGCGTTGAGATCCTGAACCGCAGACTACGAAGGCGCGGAAAGCGATAACCACTTGTCCAATGACAACTCGGGGCAAAGCATTTACGACCTTGCCCTTGAGCGTGTCAACCGGGGCATAGCAGTCGCCATAGTTCCCACTGAGACACAAGACGGTGAGCTCGCAGGCGTTTATGCGCTGACAGTTGACTTGAGTGTCCGTGACGATCTTCGCAGCGCGTTCTACGAGCAGAGCGCAGCGAGCAGGGCGGGCAGTGCCATTGGCCTCTTGTTCGTTGCCAAGTCTTCCTGTGAGGACGCTGGCCTCAATTTGCGTCGTGTTCCACATCTTCACTCAGCAGACGAGTGATGCGGGCGGCACTGGTCGCGCACTCCCCCGATGCCCAACTGGTGTCGCCCAACACTTCTAAGGAGACAAAGTGAACGCTCAAGAGTTCGACATCAAGACCTATGCGCAAGAGTCACTTGATCTCTCGCTGACCTATTACGCTGACAGTGACGGCACCACACCAGTCAACCTCACGGGTTACTCGGCAGCCATGCGGATTATGGACAAGCCCAATGGCACTGTGATCGCAACGCTGACGCATTCATCTGGCATCACATTGGGTGGCAGCGCTGGCACGGTTGTCGTGTCGCGCACACCAAATCAGGTGCAAGCCTGGGCGATTGACAAGGGTGCTTACGATCTTGTAGTGACCAGTGGCAGTGGCAAGGCCGATCTGCTCATTCACGGTGTGATCGAGGTTGTCAAGACATGAGCCTTGTGAATGTCAACGCCAGCGAGCGCGTTGTCAAAGTCACTAACAATGGACTCAGCGTCAAGCCAGCCGATCAGACCAAGGTCATTAAGATCAGTGGGACGGGCCCACAAGGGCCAGCTGGTCAAACAGTCACACCCGCTGGTGCTTGGACTGCACAGGCTTACGCTGCTTACAGCGTTGTCAGCTATCAAGGCTCGTCGTACTTAAGCTCGCAGGCCACAGCATCATCGGACACTCCTGGCATATCTGGCAAGTGGACACTCCTTGCAAGCAAGGGTGACACGGGTGCAACGGGTAGCCAAGGCGCAGCGGGTAGCCAAGGTATTCAAGGCCCAGCGGGTGCAGCGTCAACAGTTCCCGGCCCCAAGGGTGACAAGGGCGACACTGGCGCGCAAGGTAGCTCAGGTGTCATCGCAGTCACAGCACCCATCACCAACACGGGCACCAGCACCTCAGCGAACATTGGCATTACGACTGGCACGACATCTGGCACGGTCGCAGCTGGTAACGACTCTCGCATCACAGGCGCAGAGCAAACGAGCAACAAGGGGCAGGCCAACGGCTATGCAGGCCTTGACGCTGATGGCAAGCTCTCCTCGAGCACCATTCCGGCTGTTGCGATCACCAGCGTCTTCGAGGTAGCAACACAATCAGCCCAGCTTGCACTGTCAGCCCAAGAGGGTGATGTGGCAGTCCGAACGGATGAGAGCAAGAGCTACATCAAGAACAGTGGCACGGCTGGCACAATGGCCGACTGGACACTGCTGCGCACACCATCCGACACGGTACTCAGCGTTAATGGTGCAACAGGCGCGGTCACATTGACTTACTCGGATGTAGGTGCAGCCGCGAGCTCGCATACGCACACGATGAGTGCGATCACCAACGCTGGCGACTCAGCCACCAAGAATGTTGGAACATCAGCAGGCACCGTTGCAGCAGGCGACGACAGTCGCATCACCGGGGCGGCACAAAAGGCCAGCAACCTCAGCGACCTAGCCTCCGCGTCCACAGCGCGCACCAACCTTGGACTTGGCAACAGCGCAACGCTTAACACCGGAACTAGCGCAGGCACGGTTGCAGCTGGCAACCACACGCACACCAAGAGCGATGTTGGCCTTGGCAATGTTGACAACACTTCTGATGCTAGTAAGCCAGTAAGCACTGCTCAGCAGACAGCGCTTGATCTGAAGGCACCACTCGCAAGCCCAGCACTAACTGGCACCCCCACTGTTCCGACGGCAGCAGTTGACACGAACACAACACAGGCAGCCTCGACTGCCTTCGTGCTTGCCCAAGCAGCATCAGCGCTACCCCAAGTCAATGGCACGGCAGCAGCGGGAACCAGCACACGCTATGCCAGGGCAGACCATGTGCACGCACTAAACACTGGCACCACATCCGGCACCGTTGCAGCCGGTAACGACAGTCGCATCACTGGCGCAATCCAAGGCAGCACATGGGACTCACACGCAGGCGCTTATGTCATCAGCCCACCAGCAGCGTATGTCGGCCAAGTATTCCCCGGCAGCAACGGCACTGGCGCACAGGGCAGCTGCGCGATCAGGTACACGCCAGTCAAGGACATTGTTGTAGCGAGCTACTCACTGCTCTGCATGACAGCACCAACATCTTCAGGCAGCTTCCGAATGACGATCTACGCATCAGACGGAACAACAACCCTGACTGCCAGCGCAACCGATGGCACAACGAAACCAGTCGCAGGCATTGGATCTGTCACCACATCAAGTGGCAACACGATCATTACTGGCACGATGACAGCGAACACTGGCTCGGGTTCGATTGCAACGATCACACTTACGGCAGGCACCACCTACTGGATTGGCGTGTTCTTCAACACTGCCGCAGCCACAGGGCAATACGCAGGCCTTGCAATCCCCTCACTGTTCGGCACCACGCTCACCACTGCTGACTGCTGGTTCCGATCTGTAACAGCATCAGGGCAAACACTGTCCGGTGGGGCAGTAGACAAGATCGCCCCACTCGTAGCGCTCAAGACCTGATGCACACCACCTGCCTGACCTGCGGCAAACTATTCGCCCAAGGCGGAGGACGAAGCCGCTGCCCCAACTGCCATCAAGCACGACGGCAAGCAATCGCCAAACGACGGCCATACCAATCAAGAGCCGTGTACCAAACCCCAGAATGGCGAAGGGCAAGGGCCACAGCAATAGCATGGGCGGGCGGTCAGTGCACACGATGCGGCAGCACACACGATCTGATCGTGCACCACATCCTCCCCGTTACTGAGGGTGGCGGTCACAACCAAGAGAACCTTCAAGTTGTCTGCCGCCGATGCCACCCAACAGTCGAAGCAATCCACAAGGCAACAAGAGGCACCTAACAGCCGACAAGATGCAGTCGAACTGCGGGTTGAGCACGCAACAGTAATGGCTTGATAACCCCATTAACGGGGCTTAGAACGCAAATTAAAACGGGCGAATTTTTGATTTTTGTTTGCGATGAAC